AGCCGCTCCAGAGAACTTAGCATATGACGAAGTTACAAACCACTCATCCTTATCATCAGGATCTTCTTCACCAAACACAAAGTATTGAATTTTAGCTTTCTTAATGATTGATTTATCCGCAACCGGTGGGTAGAACCAAGCTTTCGCTGTAAGGCTTAAATCCCAAACAATTGAACGTAAATCACCACCTTCAAAGGAAGCTTCCCACATATCGTCCATTCCTACGTCCTCTAGGACAATAGGAACATCACGAATCATATCGATTTCAGGTAATTCTTTAAATACTAAATTAAATTCTGGTGTAAAGTATGGTATAATCTGTTCTAAGATTTGTAATGCATCCTCTGTGTTCTTTGTATATATTGAAACAGAGAAGTTTAGATCGTATGGAACAGGGTTATAAACATGTTTACGTGTATCTGGATTAAATGGCTGGCCAGTAGTTATCTTTCCATGAGAATTGATCTTACGTGTAGGGTCATAATTAAGACCATCGAGGGTAAAACCAATTCTTGGAATAAATGTCTGAACGCCACTGTCTTGCTGTTGATCTCTTAACTTTGTAAGGAATCGTTGTTTACTAGCGTATGATACAGGAACCCGTATATCATCAACTAATACATCATTTTTATCAAAACGTCTTAGATGAATGTTATTAAAGAGTGTACCGATACCTACGGTAATCTTTTTCATATGTCCGTGATAAAAACTCGTTCCAAGCATTATGAAACCTCCCCGAATGGATTAGTTTCACCAAAGTCAAGAACATCATCGCCTTTAAATTCGAATGCGTCTGATTCTGTATTCCAGCCTGAAGCTTCCCAAATAATTTCATTATCGGTTGTTGTAGAGCCAGAATCAGAAGACCATGTAGGCTCTGTGGTATTACTCATACCTAAACCAGTCTTAGATTGAACTGTATAGTATAAACCTGTCCAATTGCCTGCAGTGGTTGGGTGAACGGTATCACCAACATTATATGAAGTATTCTTAACCCAGTCGGTTGTACCTAGCGGAGGATTAGCGCTTGATAACCAGTTGCCGTATGTAGTCTTAATCTTATTAGCTAGATCAGCAAGTCCATCAACTTGTGGAATACCTGTAGCAAACACTTCTTGCGAGTACTGGAATAATTCAGCTTGAATTTTATACTGGGATATTGTACCTGATGTATAGAATGTTTGTTCATCCTCAACGAAAGTAATTTCAAATAAGCCTTCATTGAAAGGGAAGTAAACAAGATCACCCTCTAGAGGTTTAGTCATACCAGTAAGAGATGTGAATTCTCTAGGGTTAATTACTAATTCTAATCGATCTTTAATTTCAAGACCAAACTTAGCAAACATATCACCTTCACCACCGAAGTTGTCGTATGTATCTAAGTACATTTCAACATCATGAACAGTATCAAAGCGAGAGATTGTATCTTCACCAAAGATTATATCTTCTTTTTGAAGCGTACGCGGAAGATACTTAAGATCTATCCCCCACATTTTAATAAATTCAGTGGTTAGATCATGGAGTAGGTCTTGCTCGTTAGTGGCATTGTGCCAATTTACGAAAGTATTTGTCGCCATTACCCTACAACAAAGTCCAGAGGTAATTCATAAGTTAACGAAAACTCTTCTAAAAGAGCATTAATCTCTTCTGTAGCTTCGTCATATATTTCCTGACCTCTTACTTCTTGACCACCGGGTAAAGCAGCTCCAGCGAACTTCTTGAGGTTCGCTCCCCATTGTTGCTTGATAAGAGCTGTTGTATATTTCTTTATCCACGCATCATCGTATAGATCGATAGCATAACCAGCACTTTCGTCTGGAACTACAGCTCTATAGCCTTTAGTGATGAATGAGTTACCATCAACAAATGTAGCGCCATGAACATATAATCTGTTCGTCGCTCTATTGTGTGTAAAATGACGAGCTGGAGTAAAATATGAATTCATCATTTCAATATACTCTAAAGTCAACTCGTACGAGGTGAAAGTTTCACCAGACGGTGTACCGGAAAGAATTTCATCGGCTGATGCTCTTGCGAGCTGCCATTCTTTATCCATAAATGGTTCACTGCCAGAACCAGAGTTTGGTTCCAATAATTGGGTAACTGCAACGATATTATCCGGTAACGTAAAGTAACCGTTAGTAACATCAGTTGCAGTTGTTGTAATTTTTACATATGTTTCTTCGACACCGTCGTAATGACGTTCTACAAACATTTGTATGGCGTCTTCAATTCTATCAGTTACTTGCCCATTGTCAACTTCGATATTGATTACTGGAGAACCCAGCTTGCGCAATGCATAGTTTTTAAGATCTGTTACTGATTGAAGTTTAGCCATTAGAATCCTTAATGAAAAATAAAGGGACCGAAGTCCCCCTATTTAGGACTAATAAAATATTAGTCGATTGTTACTGTTACAGAACCTGCAGTAAACGTGATAACGTCGCCGTTAGTCAAAGTTTTGTCATAGTTCATAGGTGTATGGTAAAGTAAGTTACCAGAAGTAGCAGCATCATAAACACCAACGTGTGTGTATGTAGTTGCAGATGCACCATCGAATGCAGGGAAAGAAACTGAAGCAGAGTTTGAAGTAGTGTTTGCGCCAGCAGGATCAGAAAATGTGATTGCCTGACGTGCATACGCAGGGAATGAAGCTGCAGCAGCCTCTGTACCTGTACCAGCATCTGTTGGATCAGTTTCGAATAAAGCAACGTATGGTGATACGCCAGTGAAGTTTACACCGCGAAGTGTAGTGTTTAGAATTGCGTCTTCTAAATAATTTGAAAATTCACTCATGTTATTTCTCCTTAATTAAGTTGAGTTGTTGTTGTTTGTAAAATGCATTTTTTACAATATTATTTATATAAAACTATTTTTTCCATGCAGCCCATGCGTTCAAACCTTTATCATGTAATGATTGTTTTCTGCGTACACCGCCTGAAGATTTCTTTTTATGTTTCTTGGCTTCTGCCACCCATTTCTGAACGTCAGTGTTATTTGTCTTCATATACTTATTTATACACTTTTTCTGTTTACAATTGAGAATAAATAGTATATAATAGAATCATACTGTACAAAATAAGTTAGAACCATCACCTAAAGTCAAAAGCTAGAGTGACCGGCAACTGTTTTAACATACTTAAATACGATCCGGAGATTGATGTAGGTACAGCTACTAAATATCTAAACAAACCGAACAGGGCGTTATGATAAGAGCCCAATGAACAGTCTTGAATTAACAAGATCTATGTTGAAGGAGGATACGGCAAACCTCAATCTAGTTCTAGTACTACGTCTGTATACTTATTCTAAAATATCTTATTACTTCATCTGATAAAAACTTTATATCTCGTCTGATAATATTACTGATAAATTACAGATTGGGCGGCTTTGCCGCCATCCGCGCAGCGGATGTAATCTAAGAAATTATTATTACATCTACCGGCAGGTAGTTGTGGGTTATACAGCATGAAATTCGAGCTAGTCCTCTTCTTTATCTTCCAAATATAGGAAGTCATCTTTAATTAGTTCTTTAATACCAATACGATCCATTACATCTTTATGAGCATCATGGAATGTTTCTGCCATTCTATCTAGGAAAGCATATAAATGTTTGACCGTTGGCATTTTCCCTTCTTTAATCATCTTATCTTCAGATGCGATATAATCAGCAATGATTCTAGTAGCTGTTTGAATATGGATTCCGTATTGTTCCATATATTCCATATTACCTAAACCAATTCTACCAGTGTTTACCATATCTCTATGGGCTTGTCTAAAGGCTTGTTTGATGTGGTGGTCAATTTCTGCTTCCTCAGCATCACGTTCATCCCATTTTTCGGGTATATTATGTGCCTCTCTTATTTCATCATAAGCACATTGGAATGTTGCAATTTCTTTAAAGGCAGCATCAATATAATCCTTTTGTCGATGCATTGCATTTTCGGCTTCTTGAGCTCTAATGACTGACATTTCGTCCCCTTTATCATACCATTGTTTAATCTGAACCTGTTTCTTCTTCATTTTAAAGAATGATTCATCTAATGCTGAACGTTTCTTCTCAATTTGAGATAAACATTGTCTTAATCTACGATACGGTGAGTCCGTCATCATAGTAAGTGACATTAATTGGTTCGTTGTTTGTGTTTGAGATCTTCCGGCAGTATGATTGGCTCTATCAACCTCCACCATCTTTTCAGAAATCATTGCTAATTTCTTATCATCAATAGTGGAAAGTCCACCAACAGATTTTGCTAAAGCACTTGCCTTATTTTCTTGTATAGATATATCACCCATTTCAATCTTCCTTTCATTATATAATAGTATTTATATGTTATCTTGCGTTACTATATTTAAATGGGTGTTCTGCGAATGCTAAGTAGATGTAAGTTTGACCACTTCCGTTAGAATTATTAACAGCAACCCCTCTCGCTTTAAATCCGTTTGAATTTAAATCAAATGCTTCATTAGCCCCAGGATCTTCTGCAGTACTATTATTAGGGCGTAAGTGCTGTGTTGCTAAATTACTAGGATTACGAGCAGTATCGTGAATCATCCATACACCTGTACTTGAACTACATTTTGTCATAATAAAAGCAGGTCTAAACCCAGTATAAACAAATGTACCATCTGTACTACCATTACCAGTATATGAACCTACTTTAGAGTAGCCATCTACTGAGTGGAAGCAGTATGCTATGTAAGTTTTACCAGACCAGTTAGTTGTGTTTGCTGTTCCAACTGTAAATACACTTGTAGTAGGTTCTGTGCTATTCCAAAAACCATTATTACTAGCTGATGCTTGGGTAGCATTTAATTTTAATCTATTTCCAGCACCAATATCCTCACTATAAACACCCCAATCTTCTACATCACTTCTTGTTTT